GAAAGCATGATTATCAAAATCGCATTGCACCGCTGTACCCCTCAATGCTCCTCCGTAGTAATTGCGACAAGCATATTGCGCTACGGAATCAGTAGTGAAGGTAGTTGGTGCGCCACCAGTGATATAATACTTGTCACTGGCAATTGCTCCTCTATTTTTAACAGACAAATGATACTGATTTGCATCGGTATTAACTATCTGTTGCATCCAACGAATACCACCTCTAAAACCCGCATAAGCGGCAGTGATATAGTTTAGATGAGTCATTCGTACATAATTGATGGCATTCAATGACGCATCAGTATGCACGGCAGACGGAGCATATCCTTTAAATAAAGGAAAATTTGGATGACCGCGCGTTTCCGTGCGGCTTCCCCCTCCCACAGGAGTCCAAGTAGTATATGAGTCGTAACGCTTAAGCAACGCTCTCAATGACTTGATCTCTTCTCCAAAATAAACCATGGAGTTTTGTGGGATGTTAGTGGCAGCCATTTCGTTGACAGTTTCTTCCTGAATAGGTTTAGAAGCTTCATCGGTGGCTTCACCATCGGCAGCCTCATCAGTTTCAGCACCAGACTGTGGCTTAAACTTCTCCTCACTATCTCTCATAGTCCTAATTTGCTGGACATGATGAACTTCTTGTAAAAGTTCTGTAATGGAAGTAATTAAAGCAACAAGCATAGTAGCTCGAATCATCAAAGACTTAGTTGAGATCTTGTTCAAATCTCGGGCACGAGTAATTTGATCATCAATTAAGAGACCAACCTCGGCTATTTCCCCAATCGCCTCAAAATCCTCATCTGGATCAGTATCAGCACTATAAGAGCTGATATCCCAGTTAGGAGGAATAAAAGGCGAGCGAGTAGATGCTGTTTCAACACCAGACTGAGGATAAAAGGTATAATCATCAATCTTGTCTGCTGGAACAGCAAACTCTAAATCATCACCCCCCTTGACGAATGTGTTAACTTCAATTGAAGACACGTCATCACTTGGTGATGTAAGTTCGTTAACAACGAATACAGACAGAGTTCCATTGATTTTAGTAAAATCTGAAACCACTCGTGGAGTTGCTCGAAAAGGAACACTCGACGAAACACAATTGGAACACCGTAACCAACCATACGGCGAACCCCAACCAATTTCGACCGTAAAATCTTTACTTTCGGCAATATCGATAACTGTAGTATAGTTAGTGTTGTACTCATCAGTAACCTGGAAGACGGGATCGTAAACAATCTTGAGACGCCCCTTATGAAAAGAGGAGCCAACAACTTGGAAACGAAACTTAATGCTTCCACGCCAATAATCAAACAAATTGGCAATATAACACATAGGAGTACAATGAATCTCTGTATTGAGGACAGTATCATAAAGAACCGGTGTAACATCATACTGAACCAGAAGAGTCTCTGGTGCAGATTCATTAGACCAAGTAAAACTATTAAGATACGATTCTCGGGTGACGATAGACTTAATAGCCATCTCATCAACGTCACTAAGACCCGTTGTACGAGGATCAACGCACAATTCCTGTTTCGCATCCATTGCAAGTTTATTAGTATAATCTTCAGTGTTTGTAACAGACATATTGTAGGCACCATTATTAGCAACGGCACGCGGTGGATCCAATTGACAAGGAGCACAATATCCAAATAGGCGAGCAATATCTGCCATACCCCCGGCAGCAATACTCGTAGCACGAGCGTATTTACCGATAACCGGCGCTTTCTCAACAGACTTTGCCATTCGAGCAACAACTGATGCTGGGTAAGAAATAGGTCCATCACCATATTCATCACCAGCTTGCGGTTCGAATTCATTGTCTTCTTCGTCGAGGGCTTCAGCGATCGATAAAAGGACTTGAAAATAATCCGATATGGTCTGTTCAACAGACTCATTCGGTTCTTTTTCTTCACCACTTTGCGGATCATACTTGTTAGGCAACTTCTTTTTATTGGGTCCAAGAAGTTGCTGTTGAGCCTCAGTTCCCTTAGTATTGGGATCCGGGACTTCAGGTATGGTATAAAGTGGCGCTGACTCGCGCCAGGACGCAGAATCACCATCGTGATCTGCATTCTTGTAGAAAGTGTTGGCCTCTGGATTACGAGAATTCGGGGGCCTCCGTTTTCTTTGTTTGCGCATTAATGGCGCAGGAGGTGGAATGGGAGGAATATCAAGAGGTACAAATGTTCCATCACCTGTGATACTCGATAAGAAAAGAGTTTCACGTACAGGCATACGCACATCTTTAAGACTACGAATAAACCTAGCACGAGCAGAATCGTCAGGAAAAACATAACCATCAACAGTTTTAGCAGTTGCCTTTAAAAGGACAAGGATCTGCTCTGGAGTATGGCATGAATCAACTAACTCTACTGCCCAGCCAGGACATTGAGCTTCAAGATTAAGCAATGACTGTATTTCCATCTCAGTCTCAACACCAGACTGTGGTGTGAGAGCAGTGGGGTCATAAGACGTGAGCCCACTGAGTTCAACATCTGTCAGCCATGCAAAAACAGAAATAGAAACAATATCTGTTCCACCATTTGCATGTTGAAGAGGATTGATACTTTTCACATATACTTCACCCATCTCATTCCAATCTTCCTGAGGAATACTCATAGCATCCTTATAAAAGAAAAATGGAAGCACGAGTTCTCCACCCTGAGAATGAGTGGGATCAACATAAATATGAGGCCTTTGAGAATCACCAATTACATCCTGTCGAATAAAAGCACGATCGACAGTAAGATCATCTTGTTGATATAATGGGTTATAAGAAACAATTACTCTGCCATAATGGAATCCATTTCCATTAATAACAACCTTCAAATGAAGTTTTCCACGTAACAAATTAAAATTTGTAATACGATTAATAACTCGCGGATTCGTCAAGAATTCCGCCCAAGGGTTAAAGTTATTTTGGAAAGCTAAATTATAAGGGAAATCAATTTCTCTAATCTTCAAAGGACGAGACAAAAAGTTAGCAAGCGACGCATCATAAAGTTGCGCGCTGCGAAATGTGGAATCAGGGTCGGAATGCACTTCATACAATGAACCGGGCATCTTATCTGACCACATAATGTTTTGGGATTGAGTTTCGGCTTCTCCAAGCTTTACATTAAAAATTTCACTAATACAATTTGTTTTATCACCACACGACGCGTATTAAACCGTGTGGCTGCTATCCGTTGGTTGGGTGCCAAACCCTAACCTAAATAGGTTAATAAGACAATATGTGCAAGCCTCTACAAAATCGAGGGGGTGAGCTATCCTCTAACTTGCATGGTAAACCAGTACACATATAATAAGTCGGTTTTAGGGGAATGTACATCCCAAGGTTCACTCATCAGAACCAAAATTGGTTGTTTCTGGGCGATACAACTGTATCCATTTCTGAATTCTATCATCATACGTAAGATTCAGTTCGGCACAGATGTGTTCCAGACCAGATGCTTTGGCAACTGCTTGCATCTGGGTTTGTCGCATATTATAAACTTTACGACCATGATTAAACCACTCACGAAGAGCACCGTCAATATTCATGGCAGCAATTTCATTCAATGTGACAGGACTGCGTTTTCCATAAGTAACGCAGTGAAGACTTTTAAAAATTGATTGCTCATCAAGAGCGCCAACACGAATACCTAACTCAGGAAGGTAACTAGAACGTCGTTTCAAAAACTCGACATCATTCTGATTCATACGATCAGCTAGTTCGCTTTCTTTGTCAGGCATAGTGTAAACTTGTCCGTACTTTTCCAGTAAAGAAGAAATATTCTTAATACTGAACAACGGAACTTCAGGGCTAGCAGTTCCAGCATTATCATCACCATAAGTAACCATGCTGGCATACTCGCGAAATTTCTTGCGAGTATCAAAGGTAGCATCAGTAGTGGGGTAGAAAGTGTAAAAAGCACAACGCAAATTGATACTTCCACACATTCCATTAAGAATAACAGTCAAAGAATTGCCAGAAATATGAGATCCACACAACAGTTCAATAAGATCTCCATTAAAGGCAATAAGAGAATAAACAACATCTCCAGCCATGGCTTCCATCATAATAAGATCTTCCTCGCTATAATTACATTCGCGAGCTAAATCAATTAAAATACGAAAAGAAGCTAATAGCACTTGACTAGGCAAACGTTGATCATATTTGCTATAATCACCTGCAATCCAATTATCTTCACCAAACTTCTCAAGAGCAGAAATAAGTTGTTCCCATTCATCAGAATGACAGTTAATACCAACTGCACATTCTGCCAAGATGGGATTCATTTGAAGAAAACGAATAATAGGTAAAAACAAACGGCGAACCCAATAAGTCTGGGCAATACCATTTGCATAGAAAATACGACATTTACCTTTTGCCATAGGCAAAACTTCATCCTTTTTGCAAGCCTTAGCAATGTTATAAGCTCTAAATCCGGACTTATATAAATTGCCTACACGAGTAATTTCATCTAGAATATCTTGCTGAAAATCCCTTTTGCAAGGAAATTCCTCATCGGGATCCAACTCTATGAAATACTGGCTCTTAGCGCCAGAGAGAGGATATCCAATGGAAGTACTAGATGTCATCGAATCGATAAACTTGCAACCTACAATACCGTTAATAGTTTGTAGGTGAGACAAAGGTTTCATACTTTGCCAATAAGGTTGCTGTTTAATAAGACTAATTAAAGGTTCTTTATAGTCCTTAACAGCAACAGTAAGAAGGTCGATAGGGAAAGGCTTAGCAGGCTCTGCCATATTGGCAAGAGTTTTCTGATAAGCTTCCCATTCAGGCTTCATTTTGGGTGGACCCCAAATATTAGGAACACCACAAATGTCCATAACATGCTCTGACGTTGGAGTAACTTTAACATCAGAATAATACGTGGTTTCACCGGGGCAAGAACCTAAATAATTAAATTCTACCTTGGGTGGCATGAAATTCAAAGGACTTTTGGGGTGCAAAGGTTTATCAGTCAAAACCTGAACACCCAATACTTGAGGAGAAAACATTCCTGCAGCACCAGTGATAACATTACATTCCTTTTTCTGCAGCGCAGCGACAGCAGAAATAATGTCATCATAAAAGATCGTGCCAAAGCAGCCTCGTGGTGTATCAGCTTGACCACCAAGGTGCAATCCTAAAAGGAACTTTTCACGGGAATCTGATAAGATACATGCTCCACAAAGACCTCCAAATGTGTTGATAGATAAACTACGGTATTCACCACCGAAGAATTTCTCTAACGAATTTGAAGTATTCTTCATATTAGCATAACCCTTAGCTTCCAGAATCTCACCGTTCTTTTGTCGGTAAAGCATGACAAAAGGTGTATCGACAGGTTTAGATTTGGGAAACAAATGGGTAATATCTTTACGAGATCCACCTCGTGAAGTATAACACAAAATAAAATCAGTGTTAGGAATGCGATAACCATTAGCTTGTTCAAGCACAAGATCCACAATACCACCAGGGGCAGCAGGATTGTTGTGATAACTAGTAACGGTAAGAACATCCAAATCTTTAAAATAATGATTTGGAATCAAAACTAAATTAGAAGCAACAAATAACAAATTAACCATATAACGTTTTCCATCCACCTCAGCAGAACCATAGAAGAGATTACCATCGATAATATTCTTCATATGGTCAAGGGTACTAGTCATAGCAACAGGTGAAATAACAGTTCTAGAACTAGTAGATCCATTCCAAACATTAATTTGGTTGCTTCGAGTCTCAATTTCTTGGACAGTTGTAGGTTCAAGAGATCCTTGAACATCCAACTTTTTCCAAGTAAAATAAGCACGGGCAATCGAATACAATGCTGCAATACTGAGTGCAGATGCACACAAAATTTTTGCATACTTTTCTCGTTGAGCTTTAATAATAACAGTAACACCATCACGACGTGATTTGAGCTCTGTAATATATTGCTCTTTCACACTAGACATAACATAGACAGATGAGAAAGTGGCATATGAACACATAAATAAAAACATATAATAATTTACAAATAACATAAATAGTGGAAACATCCACAAAAACATG